AAATCAAATTCATGGCAAAATACGCAAAAAACGAATTTCTCGGTGGGAATTGGATCAAGGGTTCGCAGATTCAAAGCGGGACAAGGTGTCGGCTGACGGCCGAAACCAAGCCCAGAGAGAGCCAATGGACGAATAAAGACGGCTCTCCGAAGATTCAGGATGTTTCAAGGATTAAGTTTGAGGGGTTCGATGAGGAATTAAACATTAACTAAAATCGCGCCACGGTGAATGGTTTGGTTGACGCTTTCGGAGAGGATTCGGTTAATTGGCAAAACAAGATACTGACCGCCGTTACTGAAAATTCCCGGATTGCCGGTAAGAACGTAACCATCGTATATCTCGTACCGGAAGGTTATGAGAAAATTGATGACGCAAACGGTTACGCGGTAATAGTTAAAAAAGGTCAGCAAGTTAGCGGTCAATCGGAAGAAGTTGAACTTCCGTTCTAAACATGGCCGAAACCACATTACGTGAAATTATCAGGCAGAAGTCGGAGGAACTTCGTTTTGTGGATCAGATAGGCCCGCATAAAGCGAGCGAGGAGTTGGTGTCGTTATCATCACTCCTTGCTTCGCTTAATGCGTATATTGTGGAAAGAAAGTATTGGTATAACGCTAAACGGCAAGAAATCCGGCGAACCGAAAAGTCCGCTGCCGATGCCAAGATATTCGCCGAAGCAACAACGGAGTGGAAAGAATGGCAAGAAGCCGAGGCCCAAAAAGACGCACTAAAACAGTTGATCGCCAGTATAAAGTATTACTTGCGGACGGCGGAGGAAGAAATGCGTGAGTCGCGATACTAAAAAATAGGTTAAAATGAGAACATCTCTTAAGGAAAAACTTGTTATTTTCGCAAAAGGAAAATGGCCTCACGTGGTAAATGGCGGAGAGTTTGAGCGGTTGGCCTTAAACGAGGGCTTCAAAAGTTCAAACGCCTCCCGCCGGTTAAGAGAGCTGGCCAACGAAGGGAAACCTGAGAGGATAATGACCGGCAAAAGCGTAAGCTATCGCTATCGACCTACCTCCGACTTTGTTCCAGCCCGCAGGCCGGAGTTTGTCCAGCAGAGGAAATTGGAGGTAATGAAACTTTTGTGAATTCCGATAACTCACAACCTATAAAAATTGCCTTGTTTATAATCTTTGGGCTTTACGCGGCGTGGCGGTTTGAAAACCTAATTGATATAGTTAAGGTATGCCAAGAGGAATTTTTATTAGGACACCAGAGCATTCTAAAAGAATTAGTATTGCCTTAAGGGCGCTGGGTTGGGAATGGGAGAACTCTTTGTGTGGATTGTCATAATAAAACAAAAGTAAAATTGAAGTAATTATCTCCCTGTTGCGTATGCTATAATAAACCTATGGAGTCAAGGGATTTTATCACAGTAGCCAGGCCCCCCGCGAGTATTTTTGAGAACGACACTGTCCAGCTTCAGGCAAGCGAAGGAGAGGGAGTTCAGGGGGAGCTCTTTGACAGAATGGAATACCCCGGAGCGTGCCCGAATGCGTGCGCTCACTGTTCTGCTGAAGGATACGGAATCCTCGCTCACTTTTACGATCACGCCTATCCGACAAAAGGACAACCCTATCCGCAAGCAGTAGACGCCATCCAAGCCCCAAAGAAAATGTTTATGGGGTTGGCGAAGTTTATTAAACATCATTTCCTATTTTCCGCCTTTGTCCTTCTCCTCCCCAACTTCCTAACTAAAGGAATCTTCAAGTCCCTTATAAGATTCTTTTTCTACGACTATGTAATGGGGGCGATTAAACCATACTGCTTCCTTGCGGAGAACAGATACTGCCGGTCAGTGAGAGAATTAAGAAGGGCCGGATTTAAGGTTACGAGCTCTTTGAAAACCGATGACGATACAAAAGACCTACTCCGATGTCTCCTGATAGCGCTTTCAAATATTCTGGAATGGGACAACGCCCACAGATACAGATGGCAGGATATATTCGGAGGAGAGTTCAACAAAGAGGCGTTTCTTAAAAATCCGTCAAAAGAAATATCAAGGCTGATTCCCGTTCAGGTCGGTCGCGAGCGCGGATGGTATGACGACAAAAGCCGGTGGGGGATGATAGGGTTTTCCCTAAAACTGGCCTTGATGTTCAGCCCGTTTGCAAAGAATCTTATTAAGGAGTTCATTAAGGAAGTTAATTTAGACGAGATAAAAATGGACGAGGGGGATGAGTATCATAACCTTCTCCGGCCGGACTACGACATTCACGGCTGGCCACAAGAGTTAAGACAAAAAAAGTTTTTAGCCATAAGGGACAAACACATTAAAGAAAACCCCGACAGAATCGCAGAAGGGAACAGGGCCAGAAGCCGGGCCGAGTCCGCGGCGCAGGCAAATATCTATATGCAACGAGAAAAAGGCGTCCCGTTTCTCTTATTCTTTATCTGCCCGGTAAAAGATGGATTGTCCCAAGTCAAGATGGTCGAAACCAAGTTTTCTTTAGACAACCCGAAACTTAAAGAAACTTGTTTAGAGATAATACAAGGCCGGGGCAAGACCGCCCAAGAACTTGAAAAAGAGGCCGAATACCTGACAAAACAAGACCTAACCCCCCTGGTTGGGGGCACAGCCGATAAAGTCGAATCGGCTTTAGGTGTGGTATAGTAAATATATGGAAGAAAGACAAATAAAAGAAGCTATTGTAGATTTCCAGTTAAATAAAGACAGAGAGGCGTGCGCCAAAGAGATCGCCCCCATTCTTGCGAAGCATAATCTAAAACTTGACACGGTTATTTTGAGGATGAGGAACGGTTTTATCGCCATCCCTGAATTCGTAAGACCAAAAAAACAATGATATTATTCGCCCTCGGATTTATAGCAGGTGCTGGTATTTCAATCGCCGCGTGCGCTTTTGCCTTTCGGGAACAAGAGATAATCCGGGAGATAGTTAAAGGGAATGTCCCTCTCCAACAAGCGCAACAAGCGTTCGACAGCCCGGAGATCATAGAACCCGAAGAACCCTGGGTGCGGGCGGCTGAAGAGGTTATCAAAGAAAACGAAGTCAAAGGTCAAGACACCAAGCTTTCCGAACTGTGAAAAATGACAGCAAATGCGAAAGAATATCCTTTGCGACTTCCGGCCGTCAAGAAACCTGCCAGACGCGTTGATAGAAGTATGCGTCAAATGCGGTAAAAAGGTTGTTTACAACAAAGTCAAAGGAAAAACCGACAACAGAAAGTATTTAAGAGACCACATCAGAGACACTGTTCAGCCTTTCGGAAAGAATGCGGAATTATTTGAGAAAATCTACGGCCATAAAGGAATCATAGAGTTTTACAAAAATTCCCCCCAAAAGAAGTCCAAAAAACAAACAGCAAAGGACTGGGAGGAACTAAGACAAGATGTCAGGCGTGATATAAGAAAACAAACCTATGGCTCGGCTACCTAACTTCAAAGTAGACCCCATAAACGACAAGCCCGTGTTTTTCGACAAGCACGAAGGCGAACACCGGGCAACGACAGTAATCCCGGAAAACATAATCATAGACAACGGCCGAATGTTCTGGGATATGAAGTTTAAGTTTTACCAGGCAACCGGCAGAACAAAAAGGTCGGCGTTAAAAAACCTCCTTGAGTTTATAAAAGAATCTGTATGAGCGTGTTTACCCCATTCAAGCCGGAAATCTGTAAGGTATGCGAGAATAGGGGATATTATCAAGTCGGAATACCCGAACCAACGCGTTCTCTTGACATTGCGCCCCCGCCGCCGGGACAGATAGCTATGATGGCCTTCTGCGCTTGCTCCGCGGGTAAGCAGTTACGACAGATAGTTAAAGATTTTAGGTTGTCAGACATTAAAAGTTTTGGCGAGCCGATACTGAATCAATTAAGGGTAATGGAGAATAAGTGGAAGAACCGGGAAGAACCGAGGAAGATGTTAAGAAAGTTGGTTTTAGAAACGGAAAAAGTTATCCAACAAACGAAGGAAATGGAACATGAAAGCTAAATGGACATTTGATCATCTGCGGGATCTAAGAGACTTGGGCACGGATCACTTTAATTTGCCGCCGCCCAAGACAGAGGAACAGGAAAGAGAAGATGCAATAATTAAAATTGCGGTGCAAAACTTTATTATAGATGTCGAGGATTACCTCGTCGACCCAATAAAAAATGAATAACAAAACAAAGATAATTGAAATTGCGGCTATAATTACTTTCTTCCCCATAATTCTTTTCTTGTCAGTATGGGAGGGGAAGTTCATAAACCGGGAACCAAAAAATGGATAAGATACTTGAAGAATTTATAGAATACGCCAAGCATCACCCGGACAGATTTTGGCGGTCCCTTAGGAACTTTAGCGGGCATGATTACGTATTTTTAGGCAACCTGTCAAGCGCAAAGGGAGGGGAAGCTGTGAAGATTGGGGGCTTGAAAGTTTATGTAAAAGACACTTATGAGTTTGGAGGGAAAGAGTCGTAGGTTGCTTTTATGTGTTTTCATTTTGTTTTATGCCATTGACAAAAGAACGGGCTATTGAGCATCTTAAGGAGGCTTGGCGATCACCTGATATTGGCAAGCATGGGCCGCGTAAAAAGAGCATAGAAAAAGCTCTTGATGTTATCTTTGAGGGTAAGAGGACTGTCGGATTTAAGCGTAGGGCCATAGAAAAACATGACAGTATTATAGAAACCCACCTCAAAAAAGCCGCAGACGAAAAAGCGGAAAAGGATAGGGAGCTTTACTTAAAGAATATGGTTTATCGAGATGGCGAGAAGCCCGAACAACACCTGCATCTTCACAACGAAGTCAACGAAGAAAAGATAAAGAGCTTGCTGGACGAGTTTGTTTCCAAACTAAAAGAAGTTAAAACAAATGACCAGCGAGAAACTGTTTGAGATATTCGCCGAAAGAGATGTGTGTGTTTGGCTTGAGAGAGAAAAGATAAAGACCGACACCGGTCTGCCGTTGGACTTCAGGAATCACGCTTTTATGTGGGACATCTACAGAGACCTGTCCCCTAAACAGGCGATCTCAAAAGCTGCGCAGGTTACTATGTGTTTATCGCCCAAAACGAAAGTTTTGAAGTCTGATCTTATTTGGGAAGAGATAGAGAAGATTAATGTTGGCGATAAGTTGGTTTCGGTAGATGAGAACTCTGCCGGGTTATTGCAAGGAAGAAGAAAGAGGGTTGCCACGGTAGAGGCGAAAAACGAGGTTTTTGGAAAGGCGTATTCCTTAACCCTTGAGGATGGAAGAAAAATTGTCGCGACTGAAAACCACAGGTTTTTAGCAAAAAAGAGGAATGCTGTTGATACAGAATGGAGAATAGTAAAAGACTTTGCCATTGGAGACCAGGTGAGACACTTCTGTAAGGTGTGGGGAGAAGGGACGCACGAAGATGGCTGGATGGGTGGAATAATAGATGGTGAAGGAAGTATGTCTGGGAAGTATAATGGTTCCAGGGTTACTATCGTTCAGGCAGAAGGGGTTGTTTTGGAAAGGATAAAAAAGTACTTTTCGCAAAATGGTTATTTGCACAGGGTGGGAAAGCGCGACAAAGTGAAAAGAGGTGGTCTGGGTGATAAACATGTTTGGGATGTTTCGATAAGTAATACTGCGGAAATTTACGAAATTATCGGGAAAACACGGCCGTCAAGGTTTGTGGATAGAACTGACTGGTGGGAGGGTAGATGTATTGGTCGAGACAAGAATAATAAGGCTTGGATTACCGTAACGGCTATTAAAGAGTTGGCGGAGCAACGAATGATTGATATTCAGACTTCTACAAAAACATTTATCGCCGAAGGTATAGTTTCTCATAACTCAACTTGCGCGATACTTAAAGCGTTTTGGGTTTCAAGGCATAAGAAAGTTGATCTAATATACACGCTTCCAACTGAAGGCGACAGAAACGCCTTTGTCGGAGGAAAAGTAAATCGTTTAATCGCGCAAAACCCTATTTTACAAAGTTGGGTTAAAGACAAGGATTCCATTGAACAAAAGCAAGTCGGAGAGAACTTGATTCACTTCAGGGGGACATGGACTTCCAAGTCTGCGATAATGGTTCCGTCTGACTTAAATATCTACGACGAAGTAGACGCGAGTAAAGCGGACATTATTGAGCAGTATGCCACGCGCCTTCAGCATTCTAAAATGCGCTGGGAGTGGTTTTTCTCGCACCCCTCCGCGCCTGACTTCGGAGTAGACAGATTCTTTCAAAAAAGCGACAAAAAACACTGGTTTATAAAATGTGGATGTGGAGAAGAACAGTTTTTGGACTGGCCGGATTCCATAGACCAAGAAAAAGGTATCTTCGTCTGCAAAGTATGCAGGGCCGAGATAACCGACGATATGAGGCGAAAGGGTGAGTGGAAGAAAACGGCGGAGGGAGAGTATTCGGGTTACTGGATTCCGCTTTTAATCTGCCCCTGGGTGTCCGCGAAAGAGATAATCGGATACTACGAAAACAAAAGCGAGGAGTATTTTTATAACAAAGTTTTAGGGAGGCCGTTTGTCGGAGCCGGTAATAAATTAACATGGCAAGCATTTTCACAAAACTTAAAAGGAGAGAGTCGTACACCAAACAAAAACGCAAGAGTTATTTTAGGAATAGACACCGGATTAAAACTTGATTATGTTTTAGGGGACTCCGAGGGTTTATTCTGGCACGCGGAAGCGAAAGGATACGACGAACTAGACAGACATATGGAACGCTGGCCTAACGCCATAGCCATCATAGACGCCGGTGGAGACCTGATAGGCAGTAGGCAGTTTTTTGAACGATGGCGAGGGAGAGTTTTTTTGTGTCATTTAAGTGGAGACAGAAAGACATTAGAGCTGATTCAGTGGAAAGAAAACGAAGAGTATGGAAACTGCATCGTGGACAGATACAGAATTATTCAGTTAGTTGTAGACGAGTTCGGCAAAGGGAACATTCCGGTTTGGGGAACAGAGACCGATTGGGCTGACTATTTTGAGGACTGGAAAAACCTTACGAGAATTAAAGTCATGAACCCTGTTACAGGAGAAGTAATGGGCTATAAGTGGGTAAGGAGCGGGAGGGATCACCGGGCCGCAGCCACCTGGCTATGGAGAGTGGGGATGGACAAGTTCGGTTTTGAGGGCGAGGCGGAGGTTCTAAATCAAGACCCAATTATTGATGTTCCTGTCGGCCCCGAAATAAGCCCCTACGGGACAGCCGAGATGGTATTACCTGACGGCAGAGACCCTGTCAATGCCACACTAGAACGCTTAAAAGACCTCTATGGAGATTAGAATAAGCCCCCCAATTCCAATAGGTTCGGTCAAAAACCTTGTGTACTTATCCAACGAGGAAATGGCCACTTTGCGCCGATTGAACGCTTATATGCCCGATATTTCGGTGATGATTGAGTCCGGGGTATTTGACTTCAAAAGGGGTAGGGCACTGCTTCACAGAGACGGGGAGGGCAGGATGCGGAGGATTGAGATAGAACTTGTAAAGTGGAATGAGTGAGTTATTAACATAGACAGACCAACCGAATATGTTATAATTAAATAAAGTCAGCCTTATCCAAAAAACATGGACGGCGGCGCATATTTTTGCGCGCGCCGTTTTTTAATTTATGTCATTTTTAGACGGATTTCTATCCCTCGGAAGCAGAACCAATAAGGTAGAGCAGGACAAATTGGAAACCTTCGAGGGAATAGTCTCGGAGAAGGTTGACGTTCTGAACCTTGAAAAAGACGATAAGGAATTGCTTGAACTGGCCAAGCGGTGGAAAGAAAAATGGGAGGGCAATGAAAGAAAGGAAGAGCTGGAAAGAAAACAGAAAGAAAACGAAAAGTATTGGTTGGGGGATCACTATTCTCCAGCCCAAAAAAGGACGGGAGAGAAACACCTGACCGATAATCTTGTTTTTGAAGCTCTGGAGACATTCCTGCCGACTGCATTAAGGCAAAGCCCGGAGCCGTCGGTAAGGTCAGACAACTCTGAGGGAAACGAGCTCGCCAAGAAAGTCGGCGACCGGCTTGCAGACCTTGCGGATGTTTTGAGGTTGAAGCTGAAACTTATTAAAAGCGTAAGACACTGGGCTTTGTATTACTTGGGATGTATTAAGCTGGGGTACTCGGTGGAGCGCAACGACATTCTTCTTCAAGTCGTCCGTCCGCAACAGCTTATCTTAGACCCCGACGCGATAACTGACGAGTGCGAATATGATGGAGAGTATCTGGGACATCTGCGAACTGACACCGCCGAAGACCTGATTAAAAGATTCCCGCAAAAAGAGGACTTGATAAGAAAGCAGGTTGAAAAGAGCCTCGGAACGAAACTTAGGTACGTAGAGTGGTGGACTACCGATTTCTTGTTTTGGACTATGCGGGACGAAGTTTGAGGTAGAGCCAAAGATCGTGACTGGAACTACGAACCGATGGAAATAGTCCCAGAGAGCGTGGATGAGTTTGGGAACATAATCCCGGCGCAGACTGCTATCTTAAATCACTTTTCCTCAAGGAAGATTCCGTTTGCGTTTCTTTCTATATTCAATCTAGGAAAAGGCCCGTTTGATGAAACGAATCAGTTGGAGCAAATCATTCCTTTACAAGACGTTATCAACAAACGCCAACAG